ATGTACCACTTCTTTTCAAAGAAAATAGCCTGAATGTAGCGTGATCCTGATGGTCCAATCGGAAAAGAACTGTTCACATAGAAGTTAAACACCGCACAAAGGATGTTGTTGAGCAGCGTTTGACCAGCTGTAACAGGCTTACTGAAGTCAATATAAGGAAAAATACCGTCTAGAGGGTCACTAATCTTGGTGGTGGTAGAACCGACCAGGGCATAAATACCGTAGTCGTTCATGAAAAGGACTGACCTGAAATAGGGGAAAATGGCGTATATTCTGGATGTACCTATAGACGCACTCACGTTGGTGTTGGTGAACACCGTAGCCCCTGTGGAGGTCACTTGCAAGTCAGAAAACACGTTGATGCTATCGTCTCCAAAAATATACAAGAAGTTATTGGCAGACAAGAGTCCCTTGATGTTGCCGTGCAAGGTGCTATCCTGAATGTTGAACGCCACAGCAGAGACAGACGTGAAATCTGTGGGGCTTGTGGAGGCAGACGCATACACCGTGCGCCCCTGTGCCACCCAAACTCTGTTGGAAAAGGTAGCCAAGTCCACTATGGGGTTTAACTGCACAGTCGCAACAAGGTTTGCACCCGTGCCAGTTCCACCTAAAACCGCCACAGACGGTGCAGAGGTGTAACCCGTGCCAGGATTGTTCATAATGACTTGGCTGACCACGTTTCCAGAAACAATAGCAGTTGCATTTGCGTTTGCACCCCCACCACCCGTTATGGTGACTGCTAGGTTGTCATACTGACCGTAGCCTGTGCCCCCGTTAGTAACCTGAATGGTCACTGCACCTGTGGCAAAAGTGACGAGCTGGGCTAGAGCAGTAGCATTTGACCCACCACCGCCAGAAATAGTGACACTAGGCTGAGACGTGTACCCGCTACCCGCATTTGTGAGAATAATCGAGTTCACGATACCCGTGGAAAGTGCTGCATTTGCAGTTGCACTCGACCCACCGCCCCCAGTAATGCTGACAGACGGAGCATTAAGGTAACCAGAACCAGGCGTGACCACAGAAATAGCGACTACATTGCCCCCTTGTATAACCGCAGAAGCGGTTGCGGTGCTGCCACCCTGTACATCTGGGGTTGCAATCGTCACCGTGGGCACAGATGTATAACTGTTACCCCCATTAGTTACTTGAATGCTCTGCACCCCGCCAGAACCTGTGGTAATTGATGCCACAGCTGTTGCCCGAACACCGTTGGCATTGTTGGGCGTGGAAATTACCACGTTTGGAGCAGACGTGTAGTTGATACCAGGGTTGGTAATGGCAATACTGCCCACAGAACCTACAGGAATCAGACTAACCCCGTTCCAGTCAAACAAACCCTTGTTGGGGTCACCCACAAACAGGTCAGTATTTTGGTATTGCGTGCTAGATACGTTGGCATTTGACAGTGTGCCTGTACTCGCAATAGTGACAAAGTTGTTAGAAGACAGGTCAAATGCCTGTAATGCTCCATTATCTTCTGCAGCCACAATGTAATCGTCATTGATGTTGGCAGAAGTGAGGTAAGTGACGTTGTTGGTGAACACCACCGCATTTGCACCGTTGGTCACGTTGCTACTGGTGGGAATAATCCGCATATTGCCAGACCCCACAGGCATGGCGTTCTCTAACCAGGAGAACTCATCCTTGTCAATAGCCGTGCGGTTGGCTTTGGTGTTGAGACCCTTGAAAGCCTTGATTACCTGGTAGGACTTCTTCTGTTCTGCGGAGGCCATTCTTACCCTCCACTACTGTATGGATCAGGAATCCTTCTTGTAAACGTGCTGTTGAGGACGTTCAATATGTGTTTGTTGTACTCTTGTTTGAAGATTTCAGCCTCACCATAGGACTGTTCATAGAACTTGGCCTTGTATGCAGCGTAGTATTGCACCGCTGTAGACCACGGGTCAATGATGCTGTCGGTCTGGGTGGGGTTATTGAGTGACAACGCAGTGGGCAAAATATTGGTATCTACCTCGATGTAGTAGAGTTGGTCTGGTATGGGGGCAATGTAGATGGCCTGTTGCCCGTACATAGAGAAACAGATGGGTCTACCCACATAATTCTGCCAGTATCGCAGCTGGGCAGTGAAGTTGGACCAAGGCAGATAACGCAAAGGTATCCGACTATTGCCCCAATATAAGTTGATATTGACAACATCATAGACATTGATGCCCTGGGGCAACGCATTAAATGGAAGAACTTCGCAATTACTCACATACTGCAACATGGCAGTGCCATCTGCAAATGGAGTGGTGGGCGGGAAAGGATTAGCACCGTTAGGATAGATCGGTGCAGAGTTGCCTGATGTCCCACTCTGAGTGTAGACATAGTTGTAGATGTTGGAGAAGACGTACTGACCAGCTGTGACTGCAGTGTTGCCCGCCCAAATGGTAGGAGAAACACCCGTCAGGGCAGTAGAGTTGTAAGCCAGGGGAGCTGTAGTAGTCTGAAGATTACGCAGACAACCAGTATCTCTAACGGTGCGTTCTCTCGCCTCGTTAATGTAGGTGGTTAGCTGGTTTTGCGTCCAGAAAACATTGTTAACGTCATGGAGCAAATTTTCAACTTGGCTGAGATAGTCGTTAAGCGTTGCCATTTGCTGTCCATGTTAGGCTACCTTCATTTGAGTCTTTTCCCCCGAACCCTTCTGGAGGGTTAGGGGTACTCGTCCAACAGCCGAGGGTAACGAGCTGTTTTTCCCTGGTCTTTCAGTTGTAATTTCAAACTGATCTAACTTTTTCAAACCTTCTGCTAGTTCGCTGTGCAGTTGTATCCACCCCCAGCGAACCAAGATATGCTCTCGATCATCAAGACCATACCCAAATAATTGCACAGCTGCCTCAATAGGCAACTCTACAGGAGTATTCTTTTTGAACTCGTAAGAACCCACAGCGAGCTGTGTGTCCCCACGGTTCGTAACAAACACGTTCATTAGAACTGTACAACGTCACCGTAAACTTGGAAGTTCACAGTGTTGCTATTACCAGAAACTGTGGTCACATTCACATAAAGTGACTGTGTCAAGTTGCCAGTAACTGAAGTTGTAGTGGAGTAAGGCGTTGCTATGGTCAAGTCTTGGTATCTGCCCGCTGCAGTGATGTTACTCAAAGCCACGTTAGCAACTATCGCATTGGATGCGTTGCCGTCATTGCTTGTTGTAATCGTCACATAAGCAGACGAAACAGACCCTGTAGGATTGTTGACAGTAATTCTGCGAGGAATCACTGCACCAGAACCTACTGCAGTCCCTGAGTTTGTGAGGCCACCATTCAACAAAGGAATAGTGGCAACCGCATTACCCAAGGCTGCCATAGACACAACTGTAGCTTGACCAATACGACCGTATCCAAACGAATCCAGATAATACTGACTGACTGAATCGGGATTAGCCATTGTTCACTCCTTATGATGCGTTGTATGTACCAGACACGTTCTGTCCACCGTCAACAGTCAACAAAGTAACTGTAGCGTTGGTAACAGAAGAGTTGGCAAACACGTTAACACCGTCAGAGAAGATCATTCCACCAGTGTTGTTAGCCAACACGGTTGAAACTGCTGTGATGTTACCGTTGGTATTCACTGCGCTGGTGGCCTGGATGGTCACGTTAGCAGTAGGGAACACAATGTAAACACCAGCGGGAATGACGTTACCAACTGTTGTGGCGGGTGTAGTGGTAATCTGGAAATACGCACCAGGCGTATTAGCGACTGCACTTGCAAGGATAATTTTATTAAGAGCTAATGCCATTTCAAATTCTCCTTATAGCGACAAATAATTGTAGCCAGTGATCTTAGACATTGACTTGGGCTTGACAGACACCAACTCAGCAATCATAAGAACAGCACCGACATAACCGATTTGCCAGTTAGGTAGAGTGGACTCAAACCCTGTAAACACAAACGAACCTTGCTCATGGATATAGAGCGACAAGTAGTTAGTGTTGAGGAAGTACACTGTGCCTTCTGGACAGTATGGGTCTGGATAGATAGGCACGCCAGCAACCATCAACGCACGGAATGCAGCTTGAGGGCCGTTGTTGTCACCGTCAAAGCCAGAGCCTGGAGTGATCACATATTGCTCTTGACCAACAAAGTCTTGAGCCAACAATGTCCAAGTACCAAATCCGCAAACACCGAAAGAGGGCATTTCTGCACCTTTTTTCACTGTACCAGAGATGTACTGGAGAATGTTTTGACGTGTGGGGTTTACGTTACCAGCTGCGTAAACCTTAGACTGCCACCAAGTATAGGTAGAACGGTTGATGTTACCGTAAGTAGTCTGGTATGCAGCACCACCTGTACCATCATCCACAGCAGCGGGCAAACCAATGAACTGTTGATTGTTGGTAGTGTTGTTGTACAAGGCCGTTGCCATTGCGTCCATCATGACGTTTGTTGCGTCATTCATACGGGCTTCAATCAACGGGATAATTGCAGCGTCTTGTTGAGCCACGCCTTCCATACCGAGGAACGGTACGGGAGAGATCATCAACTTGAGGTCAAATTCAGCGTTGTAAGCACCTTGTTGGACTGACGGCTGGGCAAAAGAGCCAGAGTAGTCAGACCATTGAGCGTTTACAAACTGTGCGCCCTGGACGGGAACAGTTACTGAAGAAACACCACCAGAGGCTTGTTGACTGTTGGCAATCAACGCAGCCATTAGTGGCGTAGAGTTATACAGTTGGACAACCAGTTTAGGAATAAACGCACGTCTTGTGACGTAGGTTAATTCTGTAAACTGACTTGACCCTGTTTGAGGCAGAATACCGCCACCAATAGCCATAGTTAGCTCCTTAAAGACGGGCATCTCTGCCCAAACAAATTACACCCTCTTTTACAAACCGATAGGACGTGTGGGTTTCCGCAAATCTGCGAAAGCACGCACGGCCTCTTGCTGCGCTGCGCCCCGTGGGTCTTTCCAATACTTACCAAGATCAAATTGGCGAATAGCACTGGGGTTGTACCCTGTAGGCGTAGGCTTTGCAGCTTGTTTCATCCAGTTGTAGTGCTCTGCAGCCGTTTCATGGTCTGCAATGCGTTTCTCCAACATCAATTTTTCTACTTGAGGCATCTCATCCTCACTCACCAACCCTTTTTTCACGACATTACGTCTGATGTTTTCAAGGTTTTCTACTGCCTCACGCTGTGAAAACTTGGCCTTTAAAGCCTCATTTTCTGCACGCATTTGAGAAATAGCAGAGTTGGTGTTGTCCTCGATGTCGAGTTCAGGCACGTTTAAACCAGGACGAATCTTTTTCGTCAACCGCAATATATCCTTGCGTGTTTCTGGCGTGTCAGCGAGTTGCTGCATGAGGCCAGCCAACTCGTCTCGTTGCTCA